TTAAATGCAAGCAGAAGATGAAAGCACTCATAAGCGCTACTAAGAAGGAAATTGATAAGGCTTCAAGGGCGCAGAAGAGAGACGCTAACAATCTTACTGATTTTGGACATATCAATGGTGAGTTGAACTGTGGAAGCTGGATCGCTGACGGAACAGGAATAAGGATATTAACTCTGTTTGGTGAGAAGTTAGCTTGTTATCATCCAATATTACCGCTTGAAAGGCTGTTCAATATTGAGACTAAGACAGAAAAGATAACACTGGCTTATGAAAGAGATCATCAGTGGAAGGAAATAACTGTTGATAAAGGCTTGATTGCTAGTGCCTCCAAAATCGTAAGACTTGCAGATTACGGGATAGCAGTTACCAGTGAATCAGCAAAGGACCTTGTTAAATATCTTTCAGATGTTGAAAACCTGAATGACATACCTTTGAAGCTATCAACAAGCAAGTTTGGATGGCATAAGGAAGATTTTATACCTTATGACAGAAGTGTTGTTTTTGATGATGAGTCAAGGTTTAAAGAACTGGCAGAGTCACTAAGAGAAAGCGGAAGTTATGATATATGGCTTGATCTTTGTAAGAAGGTAAGAGCTAACAAGGCACACTATGAGCCGCAAATATACATGGCTGCTTCCTTTGCTAGTGTTCTGGTAAGTAAGCTGAATATGCTTCCATTCATTGTCAATTTATGGGGCAGTACCGGAAAAGGAAAGACTGTAGCCCTTATGATGGCAGCGTCAATATGGGCCAATCCAGCAGAGAACAAATATATCACTGACAGTTACGCAACACAAAATGCTTTTGAAATAAGGCTTGATATCCTGAATCACTTACCGCTATTGATGGATGATCTATCAAAGGTAAGAGACAAGCTGAATGACAACTTTACGGACCTTATATATCTGCTATGTTCTGGTAAGGGTAAAGACCGATCCAACGTTGACCTTGGGTTAAACAAAGTCAAGACCTGGCAAAACACAATCTTATCCAATATGGAAAGACCCCTTGCAACAGATACAATGAAGGGTGGAGCCATTAACAGAATATTGGACTTTGAAATGCAAGATGGTTACATCTTTGAAAATGGTAATGCAGTTGTTGAGATATTAAAAGACAACTACGGATTTGCTGGAATCATGTTTGTGGACTTTGTAAGGGACCTTGGTGTTGAGTACATAAGCAAAATGCGAAGGGATTTTGAAGCTCAAATAAAGGAAGAAGCAAAGAAACAGGGCAGCGAAAAAGAAGAAAAGCAGATACTTCCAATGTCTTTACTTTTGACAGCAGATAAACTTGCGACTGATTACATTTTTGATGATGGAATCTATCTTGATCTTCCGACAATGGTTAGCCAGCTTAAGGACGTAAACGAAGTATCAGAAGGCCAAAGAGCTTACGAAACATTGATTGATTACACAAATATCTATCAGGGTAAGTTTTCAAGCGACAACGAATATAAGCCTGAGTCCTGGGGATTTGTTAAGGATGGATATTTAAACATCATTCCATCCATTATGCGTAAGATTGCCAAAGATGAAAACTTTTCTGTTAAGGCTTTTTGCTCTTGGGCGGACCAGAAAGGATTGTTGGATTGTAATAACAAGGGCAAAAATCAAAAAGTAGTTCGTGTCGGAAATGATACAAAGCGTTTTTACTCTATCAAAATCGTTCAAGAAGCAGATAAACAGGACGATCCAGAGTTTAAAGACAGCGCACAAGAAGAAATACCTTTTGATTAAATGTTACACCGTTACACCTGTTGCAGTTCAAAATCATAGGGTTATATATACCTTTTTGTTTTTTTAAATAAAACATGAAAAAAGAAAAACCCCACATGAGACTTTGAAATAGGTGTAACAAGTGTAACAAGTGTAACAAGTCAATAACAGCAAGTCTTTGAAGGCATTTTGAAATGTGTAACTAAAGTGTAACTATGTGTAACAAGAGGTTGAGGGAGCTATGGAAGATAAGATTTTTAAAGAAGTTGTTTATGGACCATATCTTGATGCGTGGAAGATCATAAAAATCATACAGTTTGCCGGACAATCAGAAAAGGACGAAGAAACCTGGAATATGTTTATGAGGGCCATTGATGATTATTCAGAAAAGTATAAGGACAACGAAATAGCAGAAGGACTTATATCTTTTATTGTGGGTCATGACGATTTTAAGGGTGCTGGTGACATTATAGCAAGACTAAACAGGGGGACAGAAGATGCAATACAGGAGACCTAAGAAAAAAAGCCCATATTTTGTAGAACCTGAGATTTTTGACAATGTTGTTACATTCTGCCGGTGCTATCCATTGTGGGTTAAGGAATTACAGACGCTTCCAGATTCCAGCAGAGCGATTACATACGACAAGGACAAAGTACAGACTTCCGGTGGCTATAACGTAACTGAGGCATTGGCCCTTAAAAGAGTTGAGATCGAGCATAAAGTTGACCTTATCAGAACAACGGCAATGATAAGCAGCCCTGATTTGTGGGAATGGATCATCAAAGGAACTACAGAAAAAGGCGTTACAATCAATGATCTAATCAATCAAGGTATGCCATGCAACAAAAACCATTATGCGAAGATCAGAGCATATTTCTACTATTTGTTAAGTAAGAGGATATAAAAATGCGAGAGATAAGTAAAAACTACATAAAAATCATGGCGAGAATACAAGTCCATGACTGGGAAGAACAGAAAAAGATTAGCTTTAATGAAGCCGACGCTGCATTGATCCTGGAACTAATAGAACGAAGAGAAAAGGAGCTTGAAGGTCATAGGGCTAGGTATGCCGCTAATAGCGAAGAAATGAAGCGCAAGAGCAGCGAGCGCTATTACGCCAACAAAACCAAGATATGTGAGCAGAAAAAGCAAAAAAGAGTGATGGGGGCTTTTAAGGCTTATGGATAATTACACACATATAAAAACATTATCGTTAGAGGACGCGGGGCATTATCTTTGTGAAACTATGGACTATGTAGCTCCATTGGATAAAAGTGGTTGTGATGTTTGCCCTATGTGGTCTAAATGCAAAGAATCCACAAATAATGGCTGGATAAATTGGCTGAAAGAGGAAACAAGATGATTTGTGAGAATTGCCAATATTCAGTTTATGAGTGCGAAGGATGGGAGTGGTTCTTGGTTGATTGCAAGAGGGGGCAGCAGTTAACCAAGGATGAAGAGTACGGATTCATAAACAAAGGGCTTGAAGAATGTAACCAGTATAGAAAACGGAGGAGAGAAACGTGTATAGAGAAGAAGACTGGAAGGTTGCCAAGCAGATTGCGGCGGCAATACTGATTATCTGTTTTATCGCAAGCAGAATTTGATGGGGGAACAATGGAGAAGATACTGGTGATTTTTGGAATTATCGCCCTGTTGGGGCTGAGAAAATTGATGGAGGGTAAATAAATGAGTGGTGGAAGTTACAGTTATATTTACAGCACATTGTCAATGGAATGTAAAGGCAGAATGTATGATGCTGAAATGGAAGATTTGATAGAAGACTTGTGCGACGTTCTTCATGCTTTGGAATGGTGGCAGAGTGGCGATTCCTCAGAAGATCATTATAGAAATACGCTTATGAAGTTTAAGGCTAAGTGGTTCAAGGGTGATAGACAGGAACGATTAAAAGGCTATATAGATGAGCAGATAGGCATTGTGAGAAGTCAGTTGTATAGCTTGATTGGTGAGACGGAGAGGGAAGATGGATAAAGGACAGCTAGAAGATTCTATTGAAATGCTAAAAATATTAAAAGAGCAAGCCAGAGAAAGCGGCGCAAACGTCTTTATTCGGGACGTAACCAAGGAAAGTTTTGATTTTGTTATTGATAAGACTATTAAGGAACTATACACAGTATTGGAGGGTACAGAATGAGCGATATATACGAAATCTGCCAAGATTGCAAATACGCAATATTCTACAGTGAGGACCCTGGCTTTTCTCCTAAAGAATGTGGACTTGCATCAAGGTGCATAACATACTTGGATGGCTGCAAAAAAGACCTTGATCCTAATAGTGACGGACTTTGTGAGGGGTATGAAATGCGAAAAGAATGGGAGGGTTTCTAATGAGCGACTACGAGAATGACGCAAGGCGTGAGAAGTGGCTAGAGGAAAAAGACGCTATACATGAGTGGCGCCATGATTATTGTTATAAAGATTGTGAGGATCATACTACCGAGTGCCCTTATTTTGTCCTGGAAGATGAAGAGGAAAACGAAGGCTATTGGGAGTTTGAGGAATGTTTTAGAGATTCAGGAGGTTGGGAATGAATAGAGAACAGGCGATCAATTATTTAATCAGTCGAGGATTTACACATGAGCAGGTCGGTGAAGTTGTTAGAGCGTTGACCTATAAACCAAGAGATTGCGCAAACTGCAAGCACTATGTTGTGACAGACACCCGTACTAATTGGGGAAGTCAAGAAACAACCAAAATCTATGGATGCGAGTGCTGGGAGTGCGAATACGAGCCAACTACTAAGAATAATTTAGGAGTTGATAGAGAGGACGCAGTTGAAAGATTAAATGCACTTAAACAGCTTATAGGTTATGACAAGGATTCTGAGATAGTTAAGGCAACACAAAAGAGTCTTGATATGGCAATTAAAGCCCTAGAGCAAGAGCCAACTACTAAGAATAATTTAGGAGTTGAGGAAGTCACAGCCCTTGCAGAATGGACAGAAAGACTCACAAAAGCAAGTGAGGACGCATATAACAAGGGTTATGCAGATGGAATGAAAGCACAAGAGCCAAGAAAAGGGTATTGGTTGCGTAGACCTCATGTGTATGGAGTTACATATTGTTCTGTATGCGACTTTGAGTTGAAAATTGATAATACTAACTATTGCCCTAACTGCGGCGCAAAGATGGAGGACGTATGACAAGAGAAGAAGCCGTTGCAGTATTAAAAGCATTTATGAAAAATCCGTTATTTAGTGATGTTCATAGAGCCGCTTTTAATATAGCAATACATGATATTAAAGCCTATCACAAATGGAATTTGAATGAATTGGTCTTAACTCAAAAAGATAATGAGCAAGAGCCTATTCTTGACAAGCTAAGAGCCGA